TTACATCGTGATGTAGTTGTTTAGCTTTGTAATATAGTCTGGTAGATCCTCTGCAATAAGTTTGCCGTAATGTTTATAAATCATCGACGTATCACTATGGCCAAGCTGCTCGGCAATCCACTCTGGAGGTACTTGGCCAGACGTTAAAAGTTGGCTGGCGAATGTATGTCGACCTTGGTTAATACCACGTTTACGCACTTTCGCCTTCTTTAAATGCTTATTCCAACGATAACGCAATTCATGATATTCAAAGTGATTCGACCGTTCATGGTTAATCCAGACAAATCTAACCTTTTCTTGTCTCTTGGTCTTATTGTCACGCTGAAGTACTTCAATAGTTTTTGCTCGAGCATTACCAGTAATTTGGTACTGTTTTCTGAGCGCGGTAATAGCTGGCTCAAGAAGTTTAATTTTTCTCTTTCTGCGTCGATTCTTGGTTACCCTATAAATTCCACGTACATACGATCTAGAGATCTGAATAGTACCCTTCTCCAGATCTATATCTTCCCATGCGATCGGGATCTGTTCAGACATTGAAAGTCCAGTCCAAAACAAGCATGGCAACAAGTTTTGAATATCTAGATCCGTTTCAGTATTCAAGATCATTGCAATTTCAACTTTACTAAATGGATCTGGCTCTGGCGTATCAACTTGGTGGATTACTATATTTTCAAAAGGGTTATAAGGCATTTGACGTTCATCGCGCCAAATGGCATGGATCTGAGAAAATCGAGTAATAATTTCTCGTACGGTCTTATTATTTAAGTTCTCTTTTAAGTGCTCAATCCACTTTTTAAGCATGTTTGTATTGATATCTTTGGGATTAATTTGACCCCACTTAGGGATAATATGATTGTAAACATGTCCCTTATAAGAATCGTAAGTACTTGGGGCAACTTCTTTAATCGTTTGGCTCAGATAAAGCTGCGCATAATAACTAACTTGATTCTTTTTTAAGTGCTTAGAATTTGGAAAGTGTTTGGCCAAGCTAAATTGGCCAAGTTGGATTTCCAATTTTATTAAACTAGCAAGCTTTTCGGCTCTATCTTGATTCTCTGGAGTAAAATCCCAGTCTAACGTTTCTTTAATAACTGATTCTGTGGCGATCGGTCGCATCCAAATTCGCAACGATTTTCCACGTGTTTCTAGTCCTGCAGACATTATTCGACCTACATTTAAGTATTCTATAAAAATATTTAGAGAGATTTTAGAGGAATGCACCCCCGAATGGAGGTGCATAAGAGGTGCGCAGTTAAAGGAAAGGCAACTCGTCTTGTTCGTCTATACTATTTCTTGAAAGGATTTCATTTTCCAATGCAATCTTGAGATATGCATCATCTGTTTTGTTTATTAACCAGTGAATATTTCTATCATCCAAATCTTTAATAGCCCAACCTTTATATTTACCGTAATAAATATGGGTTGGGTATCTAGCCTCTTCAGAAAATTCATATAGTTCTTCAAAAGATTTAATACCTTTGTTTTTTACAATCTCAAGCAATAAAGAAAATGTGGTTTTACAATCATTCAATGCTGAATGT